CGGGCTGCTTCGGCCACACCTCCACGTTCGGAGGCTGATTGACGTGCTGCCCGTCCTTGTACGGCTCCGAATACGACCCCACGACCCCAATGAACTGCCTTTCAGGCATGGCTTCCGCGATCTGACGCAGGATATGGCCACCCTTGTTGGTGTCCAAATTTATCAAGGTTATGGCCGTATTGCGGTCGGAAATTAACCCTACATTATACACATCGGGGTCGACGGGCGGCGGTATGATGATACTATCATGCTTGTACTTCAGCTTGTCGGCCGCCCACTGCGCGTTATACACGATGAACTGCGGCTTCTCGGCGTCGATGATGTGGACGTATGGGTGCGTGTTGTGGATCAGGTGCACCACGGGCACCCTTTGGATGGCGGCCATGTTGATGGTCCACGCCGTGTAGTCCAGGTGGGTGATGACCACGTCCGCCCACCGGAAGAGGTTCATGATTGTATTTTGGTCGGGTGGGAAGACGTCAATTCCGTCGTAGATGTAGTGCTCGGTGATCCTGTACTGGTTCGCCTGGTGGAGCAGGACCTTCACGGTGTGCCCCTGCGCCGACATGTGCCTGTTGATGGCGTGCAGCATGAACTCGGCACCGCAGAGGTGCTCGGGCGGGTATAGATGGACGGAGGCTAAAATGTTCATATCGCATGCCAGTTTGGTGGTCGTAGGTCGCGGGTCTCGAGCTGGGCGGCGGCAGGGCCGAACCATCGGGTCGGCATGACCGCCTCGCCCCCGGCAAGCCATGCGGCCCACCAGGAGAAGGTGCTGTTGGCGATGATGTGCGCCCGGCAGCGCTTCATCCGACTGAAGGCGTACTTCGTGTCGCCGTGAAAAAGGACATCGCTACCGGAGGTCAGAGGCTTGAGCATCTCCCATGCCCGCTTCGGCTCGTCGCTGAAGACCATGTATGGGCCCTTGATGCGGTCAATCGCCTTCCTATAGTAGTCGAGGTCGCAGATGGGGTGATAGTCGCTGCCGTAGTCCCCCATCCTGACGTGTATGGCGGTGTAAGGAATCCAGTCCGGCTCATCGTCCATCGTGAAAAGCGCCTTGATCTCGTCCCGGCAATGCTCGAAGTACAGCTCGCTCTGCATGTGCCCGACGAGGCTGACGCCGTCCGGGATGTCGAATCCGTGGAAACCCCAAGGGATGAAGTACTCATAGAACGGCTCCGGGTCGACCAACGGTATAAGTTTCCATTTGGGAAACCAGTTCCCGACCACATTATCCTCGGTAGAGCCGAAGCGTTCTATGGCATCATGGTTTTCCCATCTTGGGAACCCAACCTCGTAACCCAGCCGCCGGGCGATGCCGATGGTCGAGGCCACCTGGAACATTTGGTTACCGAGGCGCCCGTGGCGGCCGAGCTTACCGAACGTTATCATAAATTCCGTATGAACATGTTGCCGTGTGGAACGCCTGCACGTCAGGCCTGGCGATGTAGCGGTTGCTGACACCGAACCATTCGATGAACATGTCGTGCGTCAGATTGTGCAGATGGCAGGCGTCGGTGCCCTGGTCAACGGGCTCGAACCAGCGCACCCGCTTGGCCTTCTTAACCTTCTGAACAATCTTCTCGGGATCCTGTACATGCTGAAGTACATTGAAGAGCCACACCTCGTCGACCTTGCCGTAGTCGACATTCTCGGCCTTCGCCTTCCTGACCTTCACCCCGAGAGTCGGCAGGATGTCGGACGGCATGGGCTCCACCACGAAGGACTTCTCAATTCCGACGCAGTAGAACAGCCCCGGCACGTCGGCCGGACCAATCTCCGCGATGCAGCGGCCGGACAGGTCCGTGTCGATGCCGAGGTGGGCGAAATACTGCGCGTAACTTTTGCGGTAGTGCTCGATGGCCTGCTTCTGCTCCATGTTGTGCTGTAGGCGTTCCTGCGCCTGGGCGAGATGCCACTGGATGTCGTCTACCATTCGTCGTTTCTTTTGCGGTGGTGGTGAAAGATGACCGGGTAGTCGTCGGTGTAGCTGCCTTTGTCGTAGGTGAACGCCCCACCGTTGTACATGGCAGGCCACCAATGCAGCTTCAGACCCATCGCCTGCGCCACGGCCGTCAGTATCGCCTGATCGTGACGGTGCTCTTGAAAACCCGGGTATTGGTCACTTCCGCAAATGTCGTCGATCTGATTCCCATATTGGCATTGGTCCAGCCACTCCTCCACAAGGTACATCGCGTTCCCGGTGTTCCGAAAGATCATTGCCGAGGCCTGCACTTGATGGCCATCCTTGCAGTTCAAGGCATCGAAGACCTCGCGCTTGCACCAGTCGCGATGTTGGTAATGGTTGCCGAAAAGGAAGATGTCCTCTCCGCTGCGCTCCATCTCGTCGATGATGCGGTTGATGTTGGCGACGAGCTCGACGCCTGCGTCCGTGTAGACGATGTAGTCGCCAGGATTGGTGAAGTCCATCAGGGCCCTGTGGATGATGTACGGCTTCCATAGCCAGTACCCCGCCCCCCTCGGCTGCGATAGGATGTGCTTGTTGTGGGCGGCGAAGTCCGGGTCGATGTCGATGTTCAGCGTCGCATCGCAACCATGCCGTAGGGCGGAGGCGCGACAAATGTCCAGTGATTTAGACATTTTGTCGGACGCATAGGAGACGTGGTAAATCATCGGATGGTTTTTAGGTAGTTGTCACTCGCTTGGAAGGTGTCCGTGTAGTCAACGTTCCTATCCCACAGGTCGGAGCGGGTCGGCCGCTGGTAGGCGAGGAAGGGAGAGCAGCAGAAAGCCTCGAACAATTGCAGCTTGCAGTCCAGCCACGCGTCGTACATACTATCGATGGAATAATTTCGAAGGATGTAGTTGGCTATTGGCTTGGTGTAGGCGATGGCGTGCGTGGTGTAGGCGTTAAACACCTGGTACCAGTGGGTGCTGTATCGCACGGGAGGCTCGAACTCGGGGTGAGGTTTTAGATTCGCCCCGAAGTAGAGCATATCCCAGTCCTCGATGTCGGGCATGTCTTTCAGCACCGCGTCGGCGCTCTCGGTGTTGACGAAGGTGCAGTCATCCTCCAGGACAAGCACGGTCTTGTACTTGCTGTCGACGAACTGCTGCAGGATCGCCCGGTGCGATAGGTTGAAGGAACGCTTCGGGTCGGGGTCCTCTACTGCGTCAAATGTCACGCTTTTGATTCCCCATTTGGCGGCCTCCTCGGCCCATAGGAAGCGGCGGTCGATGCGCGTCTTCTGCGACAGCACCACGACCTTGTCGAAGTGTTGGTTTAGGTTCATGGTAACAAAGATAGGGAGACCGCGCGAATGGCGGTCCCCCTGCTTTGTGGCTCCGTAGAGGTTAGGAAGCCGTGCCCGTGGCGCCGTAGACGGCAGCGGTGGGCTGGAAGGCGAGAAGCTCGATGCGAGCCTCGGCCCTGTAGGTGATCAGGTTCTTCACGAAGTCGTCCTCGTTGAACTCGGTCGAACGGACCTGCAGACCGGAGGCCTGCGCGATGCCGAACGCGTTGGTGTTCATGACGTAGAACCTCGAGCCGGTCACCTGGCTGTGCGGGACCACGGGGATGCCGTTGATCCTGATCGCGCCAGACTGGTCTACTGCCACGGAGGCGGGCACGGAGAAGTCGCCGGGCTTGGTCAGCAGCAGCGTGCTCCACGCGGGCCAGGTGGTGAGGATCAGGTTCGCGTTGCCAAGGCCGAGGTTGCCGTGCTGGGCGATGCCGTCGATCATCTTGGCCACCGTCAGCGTCTGCGAGGTGGACAGGGCGGTCGAGTTGGTCGCGATGGAGTTCAGGAAACGCACGTTCACGGCGCGGTTCCAGTCCTCGATCAGGCTCTGCGACAGGTAGGACTGCAGGAACGGAAGGTCCTGCAGCATCTGACGGCTCACGCGAGCGTAGCCGGCGATGAAGGGAACGGACACGTTCACCATCTCCACGTCATAGTCGACCTGCGCCTTGGCACTGCCCTCGGTCTGCGCGCCGAAGGAACCCTCGCCGACGGGGCTCTTACCCCTGGGGAAGGTGACGTTGCCGGTGGCGGTGGGCACGATGCGGAAGACGTCGTACAGGTGCGGGTTGAAGAACGAGCGCAGGATCGGGTTCTGCACGTAGGAGACCTGGCTGGTTCCCGTGAGGTTGTCGATCATGGTCATGTTGCCGACGATCTTCTGCGAGGAGAAGGGCTTCTCGGCACGGATGCTGTCGAAGTTCTCGGCGACGATGTCCATCACCCCGGACTTCATGAAGTCGGAGTTGTTCCAGCCTGCCTTCTCGATGGCTCCGGCCACCATCTTGCCGTTCTTCGCGGCGAGGGCGTCGACCTTTGCCTTGAGTTCGCCGAGCGTCTCGCTCTTCTTGGCGGCGTCCTCGTTCAGCTGCGCCACGTCGGCGGCCAGCTTGCTGTCCAGTTTGGCGACGTCGGCCGCCAGCTCGTCCTTGAAGCCCTTGATCTTGGGCTCGAGGGTCTCGATGATTTCTTTGATCTCGCTCATTGTTTGCGGATTAAAAGTGTTTGAAAATGAGTATGTCTACAGCCTTCTTCAGCGCATCGCTCGACTTCTCTTCGACCTTTGGCTCTTCCGGTGCGTCAACCGCTTCCGGCAGGCTACTCAAGTCCTCAATCAGCTGATGCAGCTGCTTTATTTCCAACAGTAAAAGCTCTATCGTTTCGTCGGTGGCGTCGGTGTTCTTCACGAACTTCTCCAGCTTCTTCAGCCGCTCCACGCGGTCGGCCACCGTCCGCCCCTTCATGCCGAGCATGGGTGTGTACTCGTTCGCGCCCCATGACGTCAGGCTCGACCCCTCGAACAGCTGGATGTCAAGAAGCTCGTTGGCGTCCGCGCCCTTCTTCTCGTTCTTGACCGAGAAGCCGATGGAGTGCTCCTGTACAAGGCCGCTCTCGACCATCTTGATGAAGTCGCGCCCGAGGTTGTGCGTGCCGACCTTGCTCTCGTAGTACAGGCCGTAGTCGTCCTCCTTTAGGACCTGTATCTTGCCAAGCGGCTGGCGAGGGTCATGGTTGAGAAGATGCTTGATGCGCCCCTTCGGGAACCATTCGTCCAGGCTCTTTTTGAACGCTCCCGGCCGGATGATGTCCCCGTCGCTGTCCTTGATGTTGAAGGCCGAGAAGTAACCGGTCACGACGCCCTGCTTGGCATCCACGTCCTTCACGTCCTGGTTCAGTCTCTTGTAACCGTATATCATGCGTTCGCTTTTTTCGTCTATTCGTTTGAGCTTGGCGATGGCCCAATCTATCCCTGCGTCTCCTCCCCAT